GCAAATTGCTTAAACTAAACATGGCTATGATTGACGATGTAGCCAAAACTATTAGTGAGTTTATGAAATCATACAAAACATTACCCGATACGGATCGTCCTAAGGTATTGTTTATTATTGATTCATTGGGTATGCTATTGACACCAACCGACGTTAATCAGTTTGAGGCAGGTGATATGAAAGGTGACATGGGTCGTAAGCCTAAAGCACTGACAGCACTGGTTCGTAATTGTGTTAACATGTTTGGTAGTCATAATGTAGGGTTAGTTGCTACTAATCACACGTATGCTTCACAGGATATGTTTGACCCCGATGATAAAATCTCAGGTGGTCAAGGTTTTGTTTATGCATCAAGTATTGTTGTTGCTATGAAGAAGTTGAAGTTGAAAGAAGACGAAGATGGTAACAAGATTTCTGATGTAATGGGCATTCGAGCCGCTTGCAAGATTATGAAAACTCGTTATGCTAAACCTTTTGAAAGTATTCAAGTTAAGATTCCTTACGAATCAGGAATGAGTCCTTACTCTGGTTTGACTGATATGCTTGAGAAATCAGGTGCATTGAAAAAAGAAGGCAATAGTCTTGTATATACTACCAAAGACGGTGAGATTCTGAAATCATTCCGTAAGGGTTGGGAAGCTAACAAAGATGGTTGTTTGGATAAAGTTATGCTAGAGTATACTGGTGTAACTAAGAGTATTGTAACCGCAGAGGTAGAAACCGAGGTAACAGAATGAGTTTAGTTGTGATTACTGAAGTATGGGAACTATTGCGTGACCACGTTGATCTTAATGATCGAGGTGATGCTGCCGACTCTTTAGTGAATTTCTTGATGGATAACAACTATGAGGTTGAAGATATCAAAGATGCATTTAAAGATAAAGATATCACTAAGGCACTCAAGGGTTATGCGGAACAACATTTCCAAGAAGAAGACTACGAAGAATACGAAGAAGACGAAGACGAAAGTTACGATTAAATGTCCGGCAATTGGTATACCCGAGTAAGTGCGGATCTTTCAAAAATACCCGATTTCTTGTCACACTATGATGCAGAGCTAGCCTCTGCAAAAAGTGATGTTAGGATTTACGGTAACGTAGAGAAAAACATTTCTGCATTACCGGGTATCACAGAGCACCGCTTTAATCAACTACAAGAGATTGAAGCGGTCCTTCAATATCTTAATTTACAATTACGTAAAATTAGGCGTAAACATTTTCAAAAATATCTAGAAGCATACAATCGTGCATTGAGTGATAGAACTGCTGAAAAGTATGTTGAAGGTGAAGATGAAGTAATCGATATGGAAACAATCATCAACGAAGTAGCATTACTGCGAAATAAGTGGTTGGGTACCATGAAGGGTTTAGATTCAAAAAATTTCATGCTTGGTCATATTGTTCGTTTGAGAGCAGCCGGTATGGAAGACATAACAGTTAGTTAAAGAAATATTATGGCAACACTTAGTACACGCAATCTCCCAATTCCACCATTGACAATTAATCCCGGTAATGTTAACTACGGCAGTATAAATCTTGCATCTAATAATGTTTTTAGTTTAGATTCATTTATGAATGATAGGAACATGAATCCGAACGTAAAAAAATATGAAATATACGAAAGTCCAATTGATTTGTTGGCACTGAGTAGTGCATGGAAAAGATTACGTGATGCAGGAACTGCTCAGGGTAGAATAGGAAAGTTATTAGATAAAGACTTATTTGAATCATTGATTAGTGAAGACTATTCACAGGCTGAACGTATCCGAGATTACTATAGCAAAAAAATAGTAATGTGGAAACTTAAAGGTGAACGAATGTCTAATTACCGAAATGACTTATGTACATTTGTGCATAGTGACGGTACAAAATTTCGTGAAGAAATGTTGGGACTAGCATATTACTTACCTGCATTTTATGAATATGATAATCAATTAGATGAAGTTCGACTACAAGTTGAGCCGCCTTGTCTTGCAAAGAACCCCATGATTAATTCCAGTAGGACGTTGACACCTATCAAACGTATTGCGCAAAAAACTAAACGTGCAAGTGTGGTACAATATTGGTTGAAAGACACCAGGAATGACTACGCCGTAATGATTCAGATTGAAGCAAAAAATCAGTTAGAACATTTGTGGAATCATGTTTTCAACACCAGTGATTTGATTGAAATCAACGGAAATTTCCATCTTAAACAACGTGATAATTTTGAATACTTGAGTGTTACGAATTGGGAACTAACACGCGGTTGACATTAAATGGATTTGGCTCTATAATAGAGTCTTATTCAGTCAAAAGGAGTTGTTCATGGGTTACAAAGTTGTTGCTGACAAGTATCAGATGGATGAAATGCGTACCAAATATGGTCCTCGCAAAGGTCTAGAAGGACCCTTCAATTTCTCCGGTCGAGTGTTGTATTATGACAACAAAGAAGGTTCCTACTATGATCCCACTACAGACTTCTATGTGGAATCTTCAGAAATGGCTGTAATCCACTCTAAAATTGTTGATATTTTAAAGTCTTAAAATTTGACAATAAATGGTTTTGGGTATATAATAGAATCTTAGACAGTAAAGAAGAGGACTACGAAATGACTACAGAATTCAAATCTTGGGAAGAGTTAACACAATTGGAACAAGCCCGGGAACTTTACTGGGACATGTACAAGGATGCTTATGGCGTTCGCCCTCGCGGCATTGACACTTCAACTTGGACTTTGGAGCAGTTTGAAGCCGAATTCGAAGGACTTGGTGTAGCTATTGAAGCCGAAGAAAAGGCACGTAAGGAATCACAACAAAACGCAATTTTCTCTTTTGAGAAAAGGATTGATGACCTGATCTACTCAGGTGCTAAGGACCGTGCTACTGCAATGCGCTGGATTCACGAAGCTGAGGACACTCAGGGTGATGATGAGTACCTCTGCTATACATTGGGCTTACCCTATCAGTATTTTCGTAAGGCCGCTTAAGGCTTAAAAATTTGACAATAAATGGGTATTGTGCTACAATACTTGTATTGACACTGAAATAAAGGAAATCAAATGTCTACTATTCGTATTAAGTCAGGTTCTTATCGTAAAATTGACGTTAAGAATGAGGTGTTCACTCTTGTTAAAGGATATCAAGTGGGAGTTAAAGGTGGTTTTGTGACAGTAAAAAATGACGGACAGTTCCCCGGCTGGGGCGATACTGTTAAGGTTAATGTTGACAAACAAGATTCTATTGAATTTTTGTCAGGCAAGCCCTCTACTCATGTTAAAGAAACTGTAACAGAGTCAGAAGTAGAGGCAATGGACCGTATTGCGACACGTTTTGCAGTACTTGATGAAATGTCTAAGGCATGTATCAGTGGTGATATTCGTGCTATGATTGTGACAGGTCCTGCAGGTATCGGTAAGTCACATGGTGTGAATTTGCAAATGGAGAAAGCAAGTATGTTTGACAGACTTGCAAGCAAAAAAGTTCGCTTTGAAGTTGTCAAAGGTGCAATGTCAGGTATCGGCTTGTTCGCTAAGTTGTACAAATTTAGTGATGCTAAAAACGTTCTTGTTTTTGATGATTGTGATATCTGGGAAGATCAAGATGCTATCAACGTACTCAAAGGTGCGCTTGATTCAGGCAAGACACGTAGAATTTCTTGGAATAAAGATTCACGTATTTTGCGTGAAGAAGGTATCCCTAATAGTTTCAATTTCAACGGCTCAATTATTTTCATTACAAACAAATCGTTTGATGCAAAAAAAGCTGGCAAGATGCAACCTCACTTAGATGCGTTGCAGAGTCGTTGTCACTTTCTGGACCTGACAGTTGATAGTGAGCGTGACAAAATGTTGCGTATCAAACAAGTGCATCGTGATGCTGATGGCGGTTTGTTTGCTGATTATGATTTTACTCAAATTCAGACAGATGAAATCATGTCGTTCATTTGGGACAACCATACAAAATTGCGTGAAGTGTCCTTGCGTATGTGTTTGAAGGTTGCTGACTTAGTTAAGATTAGTGCTAACTGGCGCGAACTTGCTAAAGCAACTTGCATGAAGGCATAACCCCTGCAGTGTGCGTAACGGCAATGTCAATAAGTCCGTTTCGATAAGATTTTCATTTTGTTTCTTTCTTTCGGGGACTTAGTTCCCCTTTTTTTGCCACTACGTATTGTGTAATCCCGTGAATAAGTATATAATGAATGATGACAAAAAAGCCTCATACTAAAGAACAATTGGTAGATTATCTATCAAAGTATATAAGTCTGGGCACTTACGATAAAAAGTTTGTAAATAACCTATTGCAACTTAATATTGCCGCAGGTAAATCAGTTACTACAAATCAATCTGCATTGTTAGACAAAATTGTTTTACGATATCAACGTCAATTGGCAAAGGCCGAATTAAGCAGTATTGAATTGGTTAGATTATCTTGGACTGTTCCTCCTATTGAAAGTTCACCTATATATACTGAGGCTCATATCTCTATTATGGATGATACTACTATAATTATTCATAGCCCTTATAAAAAAGATTTTGTAAAAGAACTAAAGAACCTTGAATATATGAATTGGGACCGAGAAAACAAAATGTGGTCTGCGGTAGCATCAGAACAAACATTGAAATCAATCTTGGAAATAGTTACTACACACTATGACAAAGTAAACTATTGCCCTATTGTTCAACGGGCACTTGATACAGTAAAAGAACATAAGGACATTCGATATTGGAATCCTACACTTGCGAGGATTAACGGTAACTTATATATCTTAGCGGCAAACCCATCATTGATGGAAGCAATAGAACATTTACCATTGAATACAGAATATCATACTCTTGCTAGACTAAGTAGAATGGGAATTAGAATCGACCCTGCACTAATAAGTGATATACACGATGAGTTAGGCGGCACCGATGAAGTTATGAATAAACTTATTTTTGCATTAGACCCACAGCCGAAAATTGAAATTACTGATACTACTAGACTGATAGAGTATTTGCAAAATATTAAAGCAGATATGGTTTTGTTAGCAGAATGGTTTGGTACAAACAAAAGTATTGTTATGGAATTGGCTAATTTATTAAAAGCCAATAACATTACACATAAGGTTTTAAAAAGCAAAGTGGGTAACCTATCAAAAGATAAGAGTAACATTAACTTGAGAAAATGTGAAATGCCAGTTAAAATTAACATGAGTACTTTCACTGCACACGGATCTACTAAACATGTTGCGAAGACAATACAGATAGTAAATAGTAGCGGAATTTATATAGAGTACAAATGAAACAATGTAAAATAATCGTCAAAGACGAAGTAAACGTAAAAATAGAAGGACTAGAATTAGGAGAGCGAAAAGCTCTAATGAAGCTATTCGAATTTGAAGTTCCGGGTGCAAGGTTTTTGCCAAGTGTCCGATTAGGTAGGTGGAATGGAAAAACCAGTTACTTTAGTCTTGGCGGTTCAAGTTACATCAACTTGCTACCCGAAATTCTTCC